CTTCCCTATCATGAGGCTATCCTCCTTTCGGCCTGTAATCATCCATGATCCGCTTCAGCTTTCCCAGCAGCCCCTCTATCAGCAGCCTTGTCCTGTAAAAGCCGGTCTGGTGCGAGAGCTTTGTCAGCTGGTTCAGGTTGTTCGCCATTCCCGCCAGGCTGCGCAACAGTGCGTTCTCCTCCGGTGTATGCCTTGCCGTAACGGTGGCCGCCAGTGCTGCCTCCCTGATATAGACCGCCAGACTCCGGCCGGACTTCCCTGCCCTGAACCTGAGAGCCTCGTAGCTGACGGGGGAGAACTTCACCGTCACGCCTCTGGTCAATTTACGCGTCCTGCCCAGTGCCGGACGGCCACATTTTTTCTTCATCCCATTCACATCGTTTGTCATATGTTTTTTCTTTTTCGTCCGTACTTCTTTCATTCCAAAATCTGCGACCGGCGGGAGCGGATTTGCCCTCCCAGCAACCGCCGGGCGCGGGGAGCAAGGGTTTTCGGGAATCCGGAAACATACCCTTGCTCCCCCCACAGAAAAATCCCCCCCCCGCATTTTCCACATTGAAGCGGGTATACAGGGAACAGTGCATACATCGGGTATACTCCACGCCCGGTAACAGGCTGTCAGATTTTTCTCCACTGCTCGATGTCCCCACGGTAGGCGGCAAGATGCTCCCTGGCAAGGTTCTCCAGCAGTCCGGAAACGCTCATGCCACGCCCGCCGAGCCTGCGGACGACGGCGTCCAGTTCGTCCCTCACATCCTCACTGACGAACACCGTCTTGCGGTTCCTGATCTTCGGGACGGTGAGGTACGTTTCCCGGTACTCCTCCAGCGAGGCCCTGCGTTGCCTGCCGCTCGTTCTTCTTCTCACGGGGTCTTCCGGTTCCGGCGGGGTGTCCTTTCTTCTCGCCTCCCCGGATACCTCCTCCGCAACGAGCCCGGATGGAATCATCGATTCCGTCACGGAAGCATCCGTACCGGCGGATTCCCCCGGACCGGGTTCCATCATGAGTCTTTCCCACCACTCGTCGTGGCCGGCTCCGGGACTACGGCCGTTCTTTCTGTCTGCGGTTTCGGATACCGCCATTTTCTTCCCTTTCGTTTTTTCAGTCGGTTCACTTTTCATTGTACATGGATTTTAGATGGTTGATACTGTGGGCACGGTCTACCCGTTTGCCCGATTGTCGGAAGCAAATAAAACGATAATAACAAGTGCTGTGAAACGGACGGGTCCGATTGGCGGGGTTTGCCGTGTTATTCATATTGTTGGATCAGTCTGACGGTGATGACTTCACAAATATACGCACCGGAAATTTCCCACTCTTCGGGAACGGATCTGAACGTCTGTTTACTAAAAGCAAATGAATATTAAAATCCGATTTCCATGACATCTGATGACATATAATGACATCTGATGAAGGGGCGGAACCATATCCGGGAACAATCATTTACTTTGCAGATGAAACAAGTACGCATATGGTGTCAAAGGTAGTCATCCTGTCTTGAAATTCAGGACGTTCCGCCGGGATTCACTAAATTGCGGAACGGAATCCGGATCCGAAAAGAGAATGAAACAGATGTCAAACCTGAAATTACAGTGATTATGGAAATAGTGAACATTGAGGCAAGGACCTTCGAGGCGATGCTCTCGGCCTTCCGGACGTTTGCGGACCGGCTGGACACCCTCTGCCGGCTGTACGGCGACATGGAGGAGAAGAAATGGCTGGACAACCAGGAGGTGTGCCTGCTGCTGAAGGTCAGCCCGAGAACCCTGCAGACCCTCCGTGACAACGGCACGCTGGCATACACACAGATCTGCCACAAGACATATTACAAGCCCGGGGACGTGGAAAGTATCATCCGGATAGTGGAGGAGCGCCGCAAGCGGGCTGAAAGTATGGGAAGGTCGATCTGAAAGGCCATGAAAAACGAATGTCGAACAAAAAAAAGATCAAGTCATGATGAATACCGATAACCGTCTGCTCACCCGTGAGAGCAGCGAGCATATAAGAGAGTTCTTCTCCACCGTCGAACGTCTCTCCGTTTCCATGGAGCGTCTCTTTGCCGGCAGGTCACCGGCGATGGCGGGCGAGAACTTCTATACGGACCGCGAACTGGCTGAAAAGCTGAAAGTGAGCCGCCGCAGCCTGCAACAGTACCGTGACAGCGGTCTGCTTGCCTTCACCCGGCTGGGCGGCAAGATACTGTACCGTTCTTCCGACATCGAGAAGCTGCTTGACGGCTGCTACCGGGAGGCGAGAACCAGGCCGGAGGAACTTTAGAAAAGTTCCGTACGGGATCGTGAATGAAGGGGCGGTCGGTTGTCATACCGGTCGCTCCTTCATTTTCTTTCCACCGGATGAACGACTTTAATTTGCTCGTAAAGTACTTATACACAGAGTGTTTTTTTCTTTATGAATTATGATCCGGTGACAACATTGGCATAACATGGCGGGACATGGAAACATTTTTCCGATATGGCAATAAGATACGGGGATTCCATTATAAAAAAAGACTCTTATTTTATTATGTCATTATGTTATTCTGAAATTGGGGCGGGCCGTTCGTGTACCGGTGGGACGATCCGTTTCCGTAATGGCGGCACATTCCGTACTGGTATCATTATCCTCCGGCAATGCCGTTTCCCGGTCTTTTCGGAGTGACCTTATGCCGGCCGGTGACAACCGCATGTCCGTGTGTAAACATGGCGGCGCATAAAAACAGGCACATCCTCCGGGCTCCTGTCCCGTCGGATGCACCTGTCTCCGTCATGTCATATACAGCCGGACTCCTCCGGCCCATGCCTCTATCTGAGTATCGGATTCGAGAGCAGTATCTTGTAATAGGCCACTCCGCCAATCTCTACCGGCATCCTCGCCATCATGAACTGCACGCTCTTCCTCTCCACCTTCGCCTGCCGCATGAGTCTCTGCACGATAAACCCCGCCGAGAACCTTGCGCATCTTTTATCCTTCCAGACAATGAACCCCTCGCTGTCATCGGCCCGGCAGATGTACCAGTCATCCGTCTCGTCGTCGTGGGCGAAGTTCACCCGTCCGCCACCGAGGATTCCCAATTCGATTGACATCGTCTTTGACAGATAGACGGTCCCCCTGCTGTCAAGGTTGATGGTCCGCTTTCCCTTGTATGTGACTTCCTGCGGACGGGAGTTTTCCCTGTTGTATACTATCAGTGCCATAACTTTCTTACTTTTCCGTTAAACAATTTTTTCAATACATGAAGCTTTCCACCGCCAGCATCTGACTTCTCCATGCGAAACCGCTGTGGGTACGTACCGCGTCCACTATCCTGCATACTTTCTGCGATATGGCCGATGCCGAGATACCCATGCATTCCGCCAGTGCCTTGAACGAGAACTGCGCCTCATAGAACCTGAGCATGAACATCCGGTACTCCTCGTAGGAGAACTTCTGCCTTACGAAACGCAGTATGTCTCTTACCAGCCGCTCGCACCCATTCAGGTCGTCCTCGGAAAGGAATTTTGCCTCTTCGCCACATCGGAGGAAGAAATCATCTTCAGGGTGTGCATACCGATTCTCCCTTTTAATCTTTACCAGGGCCGCCTTTTTGTAGCATCCGATGAAATACGCGTCATAGTCCGTTATGTCCTTTCCGGGAACCAGCACCTGCCTTCTTACAAAAAGGTAGGTGTCATGGAAATTGTCCTCGTCCAGCATTCCGTACCGGCGTAACGTCCCTCTCAACCTGTCATAGGATGCAGTGAACCACTCGTTGAACAGTCTTTCCTTTTCTGCGCTCTTGTCTGCCATAGCTTTATATTTTTTTGAGTTATACATGGCCTACACGGGTAGGCATTCTTATTTCTTGTGCTTCCTCCAGTTTGTTTTTCGGCGGTCTCCGGCAAGGCTTGCCGTGAAAAAATACGCTCACGCGAAGCGTGAGGAAGATTTTTTCACGTGCAACCAGCCCGAAGGGCCGCCTTGCGGGACCGGCCTGAAAAACAACTATTTTTGCCGCAAGAAATGAGGATGATGGATTCCTTCCTTCTATCTATTGTCTGTCCGGTGAGAATTTAGATTCCATGCAGCTTTTCTGTCTTTGGTATGTTTGGAGAAATATTCAAGGATATGAAATGAGAACGGCAATACGTGATGTTGCGGAAGGAGCAGATATGGGATTGGAAACAGGAAGCGTGCCCGGGCTTTCATGCAGTTTATACGGCGGTGTTGATTTTGAGGAGGATGACAGGAAAGTGACAGGATGGTCGGCTGTCGGAAAAGAAGCAATACCGGCGGACGTGGATATGGGCAAAACCACCCGTACATGCAATGCAGAGGGAGCAGGAGAGCCTTTACCACAGCCGGAGCCCCTTTTCATGCCGTATCCCGGCATGAAAAGGGGCTCCTGGACAATTCTTTTCCTTTTTCCTTGTCGCACATGCACTACGTCGGTCGCAGTTTTCGCCTTCTGAATCAATTTTCCCGTCCGTCACCCGCGCATTCGGAGCGTTTTTCCGGCAGAAAATTTCGCCGTACGGAAATTTTCTGCCGGAAACCGAAGGGAAAACGCGCAGATCCGCGGGGACGGCGGAACTTTGATGAAGAAGGTGAAAATCCCCCGTCCCGTAAATGCCTTCCCTCAGATGGCATCGCATATCTCCTTCTCCATCTTTTCCAGCTTATGGGACAGGACTTCCATGTCGCTGCTGATCTTCTGGTTGGTTATCCGGGCATATATCTGAGTGGTTTTCAAATCCGTATGCCCCAAAAGACGGCTTACGGTCTCGATGGGCACACCGTGCGAGAGCAGCACGGTGGTGGCGTTCGTATGCCGGGCCACATGGTAGGTCAGCCGTATCTTGAAACCGCATTGCCTGCCAAGTTCCTTCAATATGACGTTGCATTTGCTGTTGCTCGGTACCGGAAATACATGATCGTCCTTGGACAGTCCCTTGTACTTCTCTATGATGCGCTTGGGCACGTCCAGCAGGCGGATGTTGGACTCGGTGTTCGTCTTCCGACGGCGGGTGATGATCCAGAGGTTGCCGTCGAAGAAGGTCTGGAGCCGGTCGGTCGTCAGCGCCTTCACGTCCGCGTATGCCAGTCCGGTGAACACCGAGAAGATGAAGAGGTCACGTACCAGCTCGCAGGTCCCGCTTTTCACCGGGGCCTCCATCAGCGTCTGTATCTCACGCTCCGTCAAGTAGCCCCGGTCAACGCTCTCGAAGGAGTTGATGTACCCGGCGAAGGGGTTGAAGGGTAGCGCGCCGCTGTTGCGGGCGATGGAGATGACGTGCTTGAGCCCGATCATGTAACCCCATACGGTATTGGTGCGGCATTTCTTCTCCGTACGCAGAAAATACTCGAAGTTGTTGATGAAGGTCAGGTTGAGTTCCTTCAGGGGGATGTCGTCACGTCGGTACACTTTCGGGACGAACTCGCACAAGTGCCTGTATATGGTACGGTAGCGGTTGTATGTTCCCTGCACGCGGCTGTGTCCCACCTTCTTGATGAACTCCTCGTTGTGCTGTTCGAAGAGTTTCAGCAAAGTCTCCCGTTTCACGCCCAGTCCGAGGTAGACATCCCTCAGCCTGGCAGCAGTGACATAGCCGTCGGACTGCATCAGTTCCTGGTAACGACGGTTCACGTCCACACGTATCCGGTCAACCGCCGCATTGATTTTCTGTGCCTCGACGCTCTTGCCGGTGGCACGTGCCGTTTTCACGTCCCAAAGTTTCGGGGGTACGTCCAGCTTGCAGCTGAACTGCTTGATTTCGCCGTCCACCGTAAGACGGCACATCAGGGGGAGATAGCCGTTGGCTCTCTCGCTGCCCTTCTTCACGTAGAAGAGGATTTTGAAAGTCGATCTGCTCATACTCGTTTTCATACTTTTTTGATTGTTACAAAGTTAATATCAAGCGAGTTGTCTCCAAGTATGAAAAATTGTGCAAATTACTGAAATATAACCTGTTGTACCGTTTCTTGTTCCTATTATATCAGTAACGATATGGGAACTGAAGTCTTTCGCAACTTTTATCGAACCTCCTTTTTCAGCTTATGCAGTATTATGAGCTAAACACCTAACTGATTAGTGGACTGCATTTTTGCTGTATTATCATTAACCTTGCCTTTTTCTTTTACGTTTAGAATAAAAGTTATGGCTGAATTGAAGTATGACCCTCGGAATTATCGTATCCACACGGATAAGAATAAAAGACTTATTAAAAAGAGCCTGGAGGACTGTGGAACCGGTCGTTCTATTCTTCTGGATAAGAACGATGTTATTATTGCCGGGAATGGCGTTTATGAGCAGGCTTTAGAACTGGGGTTGAAAGTCCGAATTGTAGAGTCTGATGGAAATGAATTGATAGCGATCAGAAGAACGGATTTGTCTACAGAGGATGAAAAAAGAAAGCTTTTGGCTCTGGCTGATAACCATACATCAGATACTTCTATGTTCGATTTTGCAGCTGTAGTTGAAGATTTTGGTATTGACGAACTTGGTGATTGGGAGTTGGAGCTTCCATTTGATGATATGCCGACAGATGTGGATCGTTTTTTTGAGGGAGCAGACAAGGTGGAGAATAAGAGAAAGACTATGATTTGTCCCCATTGTGGGAAGGAGATAGAGTTATGATTTTATACCTTGCCGGTTATAAGTCTTGTGCCAAACGGTGGAATCTCGACACGAAAGATATCTATCTTTTAAGTTCTTTTTGGGAGCATAAATCGGGACGTTATGGTAGTTATGTCTGTCAAGAGAAGCATATTCTTGATAGCGGGGCGTTTTCTGCTTTTTCTGGAAAGAATGATAGTTTTGACTGGGATGGCTATGTTAAGAAATATGCCGACTTTGTTTTAAAGAATAACATTCAACGTTTCTTTGAGCTGGATATAGACGTTGTCGTTGGACTGGAGAAAGTCGAATATTATCGTAGATACTTGGAAGATCGTATAGGACGGCAGCCTATTCCTGTTTGGCATGCAAGTCGAGGGAAGGAATATTTTATTCGGATGTGTGAGGAGTATCCTTATGTTGCGATTGGTACGACTTCGGTAATGGAAGAAGGTCGGCGGATAAGAGAGAATCCTATGATATTAAAGTGGTTTATCGATCAAGCTCATTCTGCCGGTACTCGTATTCATGGGCTTGGATTTACAAATACGACACTTCTTCCTTTTTTGAAGTTTGATAGTGTTGATAGTACGACCTGGTTGTCTGGTTCCAGATTTGGGCAAATTTATTTCTTTAATGGAAAGCAAATGGTATATCGTAATCCCCCAAAAGGAATGCGGGCTAAGAATCATGATTTATCGAATAGACACAATTTTAATGAATGGATAAAATTTCAAAGGTATGCAGAACAATACTTATAATAAAAAAGTCCTTCTGTATTCAGGAGGCATGGATAGCTGGTTGATTGATAAACTCTGGAAACCGGATATAAGGCTTTATATTGATATGAATACCCGTTATTCGAAAGAAGAAATGAAGCGTCTTCCGGATGATATTGTTATTGAAAAGTTGGATTTATCAAAATGGGAACGTGAGGATAAGATTATTCCTCTTCGAAATATGTATTTGATTGGTATCGCAACGAATTATGGCGACGAAATCTGTTTGGGAGCGACAGCCGGTGACCGGGTTCTTGATAAATCACCTGTATTTGCCGAATTGTACGAGGAGTTACTCGGATATCTCTATCAGAAACAACATTGGACTGAGAAACGAACGATCAGGATAAATTTGGATTATAAAGCATATACTAAGACAGAGTTGTTGAAGCAATATATAATTCAAGGAGGCAGTATTAATGAAGCGTTTAGTTCGTCGTTCAGTTGTTATGCTCCTGTTGATGGGCACGAATGTTGGAACTGTAAACCGTGTTTCCGCAAATTCATTGCTTTTGCATTGAACGGATATCCATTCCCCAGAGAAGTAATAGACAAGAATATATCTTATATAAAGCGTGAAATACTTCCTTTAATCGAATCTGGCGAGTATGGTCGGAAACGGGAGGAGGAAGAGATAAGACAAATATTAACTCTTTATCGATAAATCTATGTATACAGTAAGGAAACGTCTTGAGATATCAGCGTCTCATCGTTTGAATCTCTCTTATACGAGTAAGTGTGAGAATTTGCATGGACATAATTGGATTATAATAGTTTGGTGTAGATCTAAGCAGTTGAATCCAGATGGCATGGTTGTCGACTTTGCCCATATTAAGCAAATGATTCAGGAGAAATTGGATCATAAGAACTTGAATGAGGTATTATCGTTTAATCCGACAGCGGAAAATATTGCGAAATGGATCTGTGATCAGATACCTCAATGTTTTAAAGTGATGGTCCAGGAATCGGAGAATAATATAGCGTGGTATGAAAAAGATAAATGAGATTTTTTACAGTATCCAGGGAGAGGGGTATTTTACCGGTACACCGACTGTTTTTGTTCGCTTCTCTGGATGTAACTTGAGGTGTCCGTTCTGTGATACAGAACACAAAGAAGGCAAGATGTTAAGTGATGATGATATTATTGCAGAAATAAATCGTTATCCAGCTTTACATGTTGTATTGACAGGTGGAGAACCTTGTATGCAGGTTACATATGACTTGGTTGATAAGATCAAGGCCACTGGCCGATTTGTTCAGATTGAGACAAATGGAACTTTGGTTCCACCTGTAAATATAGACTGGATTACGTGTTCCCCGAAAGATGGAGGTAAAACTGTCGTGATTAACCCGAATGAATTGAAGGTAGTTTATATCGGACAGGATATGTCGCAATATGATAAATATTCAGCAGGAATATATTATTTGCAGCCTTGTTCCGGTCAGAATACGAAGGAAGTTATTAATTATATTAAAGAGCATCCGAAATGGAAATTAAGTCTACAAATACACAAGATATTGAATGTGCGATAAGAACGATTCTTTCTTTTATAGGTGAAAATCCTTGTCGGGAGGGCTTAAAAGAAACACCGGATCGTATTATAAGGATGTGGAAAGAGATCTTTTGTGGATATGATCTGGCACAGGTGCCTAAAATAACGGTTTTTCCTAATGGAGTGGATGGTCTTTCTTGTAATAGTGTTATCGCAGATTCAGGTGGATTCTATTCAATGTGCGAACATCATATGATGCCTTTCTTTGGGAAGTATTGGTTTGCTTATATTCCTAATCCTAAAGGTAAGATATTGGGCATATCGAAAGTTGGTCGTGTTGTTGATTATTGTGCGGCACGATTACAGGTACAAGAGCGATTGGCGAAAGATATCATTGTGATGATCCAAGAAGCGTTAGGTTCGGAATGTCCACCTTTGGCAATGGGTATAGTGCTAGAAGGAGAACACTTGTGTAAGTCAATGCGTGGTGTAAAGAAAGAAGGTAAAATGTGCTCTTCTTTCTATTTAGATAATGGAAGTTTACCTGAGTTGAAGGCGGAATTGTCCCGATTCGTTAGTTTTGGTTAGGTATGTCAGAGAAGAATGAAGTAAAAAAGAAAAGTAGGGGGCGTAAGTCTGAATATAGAGAAGAATATGCAGAGCAGGCTCTAAAACTTTGTCTGTTAGGTGCAACAGATAAGGAGATTGCTGAATTCTTCTCTGTTTCGGAACAAACGTTGAATAGTTGGAAGAAGAAGTTCCCTCAATTTCTTGAGTCCTTAAAAAAGGGAAAAGCTGTAGCAGATGCAAATGTAGCATCGAGACTTTATAGCCGTGCGATTGGTTACGATGCCAGAGCGACGAAGTTCGCTACCAACGAGGGTAAGATTACGGATAAGGTGGAGTATATCGAACATTACCCTCCGGACACAACTGCCGCCATTTTCTGGCTGAAGAACCGGCAACCTGGCAAGTGGCGTGATAAGAAAGAAGTGGAGAACCAGGTCAAACTGGGTGATGAATTGGAATCGATGTCAGATGAAGAACTAGCAGCAATTATCCGTGGTGAAAAGGAGTAAGAGAGAAATATTGATCAGGCAGGCGAAGGCTGCGACCATATTGCGCAAACGGGAGGCTCGGAATGATTTCTGGGCCTATTGTTTATATCATGATCCTAAGTTCTTCGCTAAGCGTTTGTTTTTGAAGAAGGTGGCGGACGCATTTACGCGGGTGTACGAATCGTATTTGTCGGGTGTGATTCGTCGGCTGGCCGTCTCCATGCCGCCACGTGCCGGGAAGTCCTATATATCATCCTTGTTCATTTCGTGGATGCTTGGCCATTTCCCGGAAGAGTCGGTCATGCGCAATTGTTGTTCCGATACATTGTATAATAAATTATCTTATGATACACGCGACATTGTCCGCTCTTCCCGGTTCAAAGAGATATTCCCGGATGTGCAATTGCGAGGGGATAAACAGAACGTGCATGGCTGGAGCTTGGAAGCAGCCCGGCAGGTGAGTTACTTCGGAGCTGGTGTAGGCGGTACGGTAATCGGTTTCGGTGCGTCTATGTTGGCCATGACCGACGACTTGTATAAGAGTTTGGAAGATGCACTATCTGACACCAATAACGAAAAGGTCTGGTCTTGGAAGCAGGGAACACATGATTCCCGTATCAAGGGAAACTGTTGTTCGATCGACATCGGTACCCGTTGGTCGGCTACGGATGTTCTTGGTCGTATGGAGGAAATGGGGAAGTATGACGAGATTATCCGTATTGCCGCATTGGATGAGAACGATTGTTCTTTCTGTGAGGATGTGCATACAACGGAGTATTATCACGAATTACGGGAGGAAACGGACGATTCCATCTGGTGTGCCGAGTATATGCAGGAACCGATCGAGGCTATTGGGTTGTTGTTCCCAAAATCAGAATTGAACCGCTTCAAGCTGGCAGATATCGAAGGTAAACAGCCGGATGGCGTGATCGGTGCTACCGATGTGGCCGACGAAGGAGACGACGATTTCTGTGCACCGATTGCCAAAGTATTCGGTACAAAGTATTTCATTACCGATGTCTTGTTTACGAAAGACAATGTCGAGATTACCGAACCGAAGTTAGTTTCCTTGATTCTTGACACCCGCTGCGACAATATGCGTATCGAAAGCAATAACGGCGGCCGTCTGTTTGCTCTGAATGTCCGTAAGGCTGTAAAGGCAAAGAATGAAAAATGTATCATTCAGGCGAAACCGACAACTGCCAATAAGGATACACGTATCTTGTTGAAGTCTGGTTGGATTAAGAAGCATTGTTATTTCCAGGAAGAAAGTGAGTATAAGAAAGGTTCGGACTATGACCGGTTTATGAAAGCGCTTACCAGCTATAAGAAAGAAGGTGGCAACAAACATGATGATGCACCGGACGGTATGACGATCCTTGCCGAGAATGTAGAGTTCATTGGGTTATGCAAAAATAATCGGGTTAGGCAGGTGGCAAGAGGAAGATAATGATTACTTTTGTGGAAATAATTTTATATGGCTATATCATGGAAAATAATCAATTTAGATTAGGAAATTGGGTTAAACCAATAAATGATTCAGGAAAGGAATCTTTTGAAGGAACTGTGTTTTGTATTTGTGGGCACTTAGTGAGTGTTTGGCATAATAATAATCCTTATGATTTTCATCTTGCAAATCCTATTGATCTTACAGAGGAATGGTTTCAAAAGTTTGGTTTTGATTTGATAGATAATCAATATTATTCAAAACATACTCAGTATGGAGGTTTAGGGATAACAATGAAAGATCATCGCCCTATGGCTTTAGTTGTGGATGAAAGTAAGCCAGATGGGGTTCTTCGTATAGTTATAGGTAAGCAGATAAAATATGTTCATGAACTACAAAATCTTTATTTTGCATTAACTGGTGAAGAACTTAAGATTGAAGATAAATAATAGATTGTAAATTGGGTATTTATTAAGCGTGATCATTATAAAGTGATCGCGCTTTTTCGTTTTTATATTTTAGCATAAAACGATTATGCCAAGTATAAGAGAAATCCTTGCGAATGAAGACTTCGGACAGGTGGTGAGCGGCTTGTGTATCGATACCATCGAGTTTCGGGACACCAAAGAATATTACAGAGAATATCACGGTGAGCGTCGCCGGCGCAAGACATCCGTAGGTTGGCGTGAACCGAAACGGCTGGCGGTCTATTCGGAGACATTGAAGGATAAGAACGGGGAACCGTTACGGTTGGAGGATAAGATTGTCGATGTGGCCCGTATCGTTACCAATTTTCCAAAGAAAGAGGTTCGGACCTCTGTAGCTTTCCTTTTCGGGGGAAATATGACGATTACGGGAACTGATCAGAACGATGGTTTTCAAGAATTCAAACGTGTATGGGAACGCCGATTAAAAATGCAATCCGTCTTGAAGTCGTTCGCTCGTAAGGTGCTTTCTGAAAGTAAGGCTGCTCTTGTGTTCTATCCGTATACTTCCAAAGGATTAGACGGCAACTTGATTACGGAGTTGAAGGTGAAAACGCTCTCTGTTCCCCGTAATGAAAATACTTTCTCTGAATTTTATCCCCACTTCGACGATAACGACGATATGGATGCCTTTATCCATCGTTACCAAGTGAACTCTAATGGCATGATCCGGAACAGTTGTACAATCTGGACAGCAGATAAGATTATTACAGCTATCGATGAAATGGGTGGCTGGGTAATAAAAGAGGTTCCCAATCTATTCGGAAAGATTCCGGTCGTGTATGCAGATGTTTTCCAACCGGAATGGGACGAGGTTGCCGGTATCATGGATGCGCGGGAAATGCGTTTGTCCCGTATGGCCGACACTAACGACTACTTTGCGGAACCAATCTTGAAAACGTATGGCGATTCCGATTTACCTTCTAAGGAAACAACCGGGAAAGACCTTAATTTCCCCATTAAGGTCGATGAAGTATCTGGCAAGGAATATCATGGCGATGCCGATTATTTGACATGGACTGGCTCCCAGCCATCTGTAGATAAAGAATTGGAAGAAACGAAAAACGAACAATTTGCTGGTACATCTACGCCGGATCTTTCTTTTGATAACTTGAAAGGCATTGGCAACCTGTCCGGTGTCGCTCGTAAATTCATGCTGATGGATGCAACTATCAAGGCGAGTGAGAACATGGAAACGTTCGGTCCGGTGGTTCAGCGTTGCGTGTCGGTCGTGTTGGCTGGGATATGCAATATTACCAACATCAAGTACCGTCCTCAATTGGTGAACAACCTGATCGATGTGGAATTTGGTTCCATTTTGCCGGAAGATTTGGCTGAAACCCTGCAAACCTTATCTATTGCCAATGGAGGCAAACCGATTAACGCTCAGCGCACGGTTACGGCTCATTCTCCGCTAACAGAAGACTTGGACGAAGAAATGAAGCTGATGAAGGAAGAGGAGGATACGGCTGCGCAACGTAATAATATGGTTGGTCTGACAATGGGATATGGAGAATGAAAGAACTATCATTTCATGAGCGACAATTCCTGCAACGTCTGTTCCGGCAACAAGGCAGCATAAAGTATTCGTTTGACGAGTTTGTCCGTAGGGTAGGATCTCTTCTGGCTAAATGGTCGGATCATGGCGGCGACCGTGTATGGATAGGTAATGCTACTATTGAAAAGCAAATAGAACGTCTGTTGGATGATTTACACACGCAGCTCGTAAGCAATATATCCAATACAGTTACCGATGTATGGAATTTAGGCAATAGGAAAGCGGATGAACTGGTAACGGACTATATTAAGGATATGGCTATCTCCACTACGCTAAGGGAAAAATTGTTTTCTCGGAATGCCGATGCGCTGAATACTTTATTGAAACGTAAAGATGAATTTGGTAAAACCATATCCTCCCGTGTCTGGGACATAACGGACGGGGCCATGGATAATCTGGAGTATTACCTTTCTTCCGGATTGTCTTCCGGTCGTCCGTCGGCGTTGATCAGCCAAGATATACGGCAATTGCTAAACGAACCCAACCGTCGTTTCCGACGGGTAAGGGATGCGAATGGGAAGTGGGTTCTATCCCAGCCAATGAAAGACTATCATCCAGGACAGGGTGTTTATCGTTCGTCTTACAAAAACGCCCTACGTTTAGCAGCAACGGAGACCAATAAGGCTTTTCGAACTGCCGATTACGAACGTTGGCAGAAAATGGACTTCGTGACTGGTTATGAGGTGGAACGTTCACCATCGAATCACGGTCCGTGTCCTGTGTGTGATGCAAAGGCTGGCCAATACTCGAAGGATTTTAAGTTTACAGGATGGCACCCGTTTTGTATTTGCATAGCTACACCGATTATGATGGATCATGAAGAGTTTGCGGAATGGTTGCTTTAAAATACGACTGGCAGACTTGAAATAAATCAGATCTGCCAGAAGGGGGCTCACGGCCTTTCGGCTTAGAACCATTACAAATATACTAAAAATTCTTAATTGTCTAACGATTTCAGAATTTTAATCGTCAAAGTCGAGAATAAGCTGTTTCCCGTTGGCCTTCCATTGCTCAAATGAGTAGTCTACCGTCATGTTCATTTGCTTTGTAGCTTTGGCTAGTTTGTTCTTCGCTTCATGGAACTCCTTTTTGAGGATTTGGATACGGGCCCAGTCTTCTGCTTGTCGTTTCTGCTTTTGATTGACGAAGCTGGCGTAAGAGGCGAAGTATTCGTATAGGACATGATAACATTGCATCCGATACGTTCGGACAGCCTCTTGTGCTTCCGGTTTTACATTTTTAGGATTGATAGTAAATAACCAACCAAAGATAAATTCCATCGGTAAGCATACCATTTCTCTTTCTTTTCTGTCTGTAGCAACTATTGTGCTCAGCACAACGGTTGAAGATAAATCTTCATCATTTTTTATTTTGGTAAATTGTGAAGCATAATCAATTCCCAGTGCTTCACAAATAGGTTTGATGGGAACCAACTTCTTTGCATCATTACCGGCCATGATAGCCACATTGTTTACTTTCGCGATTTCTCTTGCATTTAGTGATAACTTTTTCATATATCCGAAAAAAGCGAGGGCAAAGGGGATTCTGTAGTAAAGTGGCAGTTTACAGAATACACCCAATGCCCTCTAAATTTCCTATTGACACAACTGCCACGTAACGTCTTTCTGAGATAATATATAAATCAGAAAAACTTTTTCCGGAAGCAGATGGCGATACCTTCTATATTTTCGCTCTTTGCATTTGTAATTTTGCACTTAGCTTCTCAGCTTCCTTTTGCATATTTTCGGAAGCATGTTTGATGTAGTATAGCATTCCTTCGGTTCTTCCGATTTCTCGGCCGGTATTGAATGCGGCTTGTAGTTCAGGAGTGGAGTACTTACCCATTTCGGAGGGTTGGGCCGTCCTGTTGCCGTTACTGTTGTTGGCGGCATTGGAATCGTTGGAATTGATAAGCATAATCAAATTCAATAAAAAAAGGTATTCGTGCCTTTCCTGCTGCTTATCACATTCCAACGGATGCTGTGGTTCCATTACAGTTCCACACAGGGGGACACGAATACCTAATATCGTTATACAATAATGTACGGGCATAAAAAATGCTCGGCATTGTTATGCGAGCGAATCCTACCCGCATCCGTTAGTTAAAATGATAAGCATTGCAAAGATGAACACTTGTTTTCAATTATGCAAGAAAAAACAGAAATACCTTTGCTTTTTCATCTTGTTGTGCTATTTTTGCGTTATGTGGAAAGAAAAATTAGGAAACTATTTGATTGATGTTTCGAAATATATCTTTACAGGTGTAGTGGTAGCATCTTTATTCAAGGATATGGAAGATAATAAGTGGTTGATTTATGGTCTAGGCTTTACGTCTTCTATTTTAGCCTTGGTAGCAGGATTGGTATTAACGAATAAGAAAAAGGAGAATAAGTAATGGGAGCTATAATTGGATTCGCCGTAATAGGCATACCTTGTGCCGCATTTTTGATCTATTGCCTTACGCCTTCAGGCAAACAATGGCTTAGATCCAATCACATGATTTGATGAAATAAATTCTTACAGGAATAATTAGAAATGAAGCCTGCCGGTTGTCCGGTGGGCTTTTTTTGTGCCCGGAACTTTCTTTCCTCCTTTATATTTTAAACAGAAAACTCTTATGACAATTTTAGATTTAATCAAGGCGGCATGTAAGACGAAAGGCGTGCCGGAGAAGTATGCGGAACGTATTCAGAAGACGTTCAAGATAGAGAAAGCTGAAGGAATGGAGGCTTTTGTGGACTTGTTCAAAGAAAATATCCTTCCTGCTATCCAGGAAGCGGAGAATGAAGCTAAGACTACGGCTGAAACGGCTGCGGTCGCTGCATACGAAGCAAAACATGGATTAAAAGACGGTAAACAGGTGGAAGATCCGGATAAGAATAAGAAAACGGAAGAAGATCTGTTGAAGGATCTTAGTCCGGAAGTAAAAGCTTATTTGGAAAGCATGAAAAAGAGTGTCGATGATATGGCTAAAAAGGTGGGTGATTCCGTTACCAACTCGGCAAACGAAGCCAAAAAAGAAACAGTTCGGAAGCAGTTGAAGGATGCCGGTCTTCCGGATAGCTGGCTGGGACGTGTGGATTTGGCTTCTGAAACGTCTATCGAGGATCAGATCAAGACATTATCCGAAGAATATACCGGAATCCAGCAAAAGGCGATCGATGATGCTGTGGCTCGTGGCGATTACGCTCCCGGTTCCGTAAATCTTCAGGATCGTTCCGAAGCGGATTGGGCGAAGCTGATGGATCAGGACGTCGATAATAGTGCAAATAATCCCGGTGTGGTAAACCTGGGTATTGAATAATCCAAGTAAAGTGTAACGTTATGTACAGAAAAAGAGAAAGAGAATTCCAGTATCCTCCCGGAATTGAAAAGATTATTGAGGATGTGATCGGTGGCGGGACGATTGACCGCAGAGACTTGCAGAACGCTTTGTTCAATGGCAAGGCATTGGACGAACTGCCTCCGATTGTAATTGTAGTAAAAGATCCGGAAACAGGGCTGTATCATGTATTGAAGACGGCTACGGTTTCGGAAGCTGCTGCTGCCGATGCGACAGCGTATAAGGTGGCCAAGAACCATCTGTTAGGTGTGGGTGACTTCGTGACGGTTGGTGGAGCGTTGACAGGCGCATCCGATAAGATCACAGCTATCGATAAGAGTAATGCGGATTTCGATACGATTACGTTGGCAGCAACGATCGGGGCTGCAACAAAAGGTCAAGTATTGGTTCAGGCTAAAGACAAGCAGGCTGCGAAAGCCGCCAAGTTACCTTATGATGGCGAATTGGTCGTCACGATGAATAAAGTCGACTTGACTGTAGCTAACCAGCAGTCCGGGTTATTGGTAAGAGGTACGGTAAACGAATCCTGTATGCCGTTCCCGGTAGATAAGGACTTAAAGGCATTAATGTCGTTTATCCGTTTTGTGTAATCCATTAAAATCTGATATATGGAAAGAAGTTTAATTAAACAGGTGAATAAAAAGAACATGGCGGCTCGTTTGAATACCCGCCATGTGAAACCAGTCGTTTTCCCGAACTTCTTCGGGGTGAAAAGAAAGACTTCGTTGAAGTGGGAGACACTGACCGGCGAGAAGGGTGCTCCGGTAATGGCAGATGTGATCTCTTTTGACGCTTCCGCTCCGCAGAAGACGCGCGAGGTAATCAGCAAGTTGTCCGGTGATATTCCAAAGACAGCCGTTAAGCGTGGTATGAACGAAAGTGATTACAACGAGTACAAACAGTTGGAACGTGACGCACAGGGTGACGCAGACCAATTGGCATTGCTGAACCTGGCTTTCAAGGATCAGGATTTCGTGTATAACTCCGTCCGTGCCCGTTTCGAATGGTGGTGTATGCAGCTCATGAGCCGTGCGGGTTTCCATTTGTCGGCAAAGAATAATGGCGGTGTCGTTACGGCTGAGTTTGTTGGTTGCGGTATGCCGAAGAAGAACCAGCGTAAATCTTCTGTAGATTGGAGCAACGCTTCAACGGCTAACGGCTTGCAGGATATCGAAGATACGGTTGTTGCTGCTTCTGCCGAGGGAGTAACGATTCGCTATGTAGTGATGCACGTGGCTGACTTCTCTTTGTTGAAGAAGCAGAAATCAACATTCGACACATTGAAGGCATGGGTTAATTCGTCTTCAAAAATATTGGTGACGAAAAATCTTATCAACGAGTATCTGGCCGAACAGGAAATCCCGGTGAAGATCATTACTGTGAATCCGTCTGTCCGTATCGAGGACAAGGCTCATCGTCGTAAGACGATCAATCCGTGGGAGCGTAAACGTGTATGTTTCTTGGAGGATTTGAAGGTTGGTGATATCCAACACGGACCGATTGCAGCCGAATCTTCCGCTACCTTGCAGAAGATTGCCCTCATGGTAAAACAGGATTGGGTATTGGTAACCAAATGGTCAGAACTGGAACCGTTCAAGGAATGGACGAAGGCAGAAGCAAATGCTATTCCTGTCGTAAATGATCCGGATGCCATGTTCATTATGAAGGTGGACGGCAAGGATTGGAACGCATCTGAAGATACTGAAGGTACGGATGATATCCCGGCAACATTCTTAGGTGAAACTGTTGAACCGGAAGATCAAACGATTCAGGATACTGAAAACGGAGAATAACAATCATGGCTAAGACGATTCGAGATACAATACTAGCTTATCCCGGTCTCGCGGATTGTGAAGATTTTTTGGATAACGTCGTTTTGCCGGGACGCGGTTTTGAAGGTACAGAAGATAGTAAGACGATCGATATTCAAAAACAAAAGCTGGTGGCTGCCGACCTGTATTCAATGGTCGGTGGTCTACCGGACTTCACAGAAAACAAACTCTCTATCACTTATCCTCGTTCCTGGTATGACGCTACGGCAAAACGGCTGTATAGGGAAGGTGGAGAACCGGAGAAAGCAGAACTGATCGGGAATAAGATTGAAGTTCCAAAAGGAAGGGCGCAAAACAGATGGTAAGACGGTATTCACATAAAGCGATAGTAACAATCCAATCCGGACAATTGGTAAAAGGGGAATGGGTTGCCGGAGAACCGACGGAAATAGAGGTTACAGGGCAATACTTTCCATCCAATAGCGGACAGCAATTGAAGCGGAATGTCGATGGGAAGGAATTTATCGTACACGGTGAGTTCTCGACAAAGGCCCGTCCTGTGGAAAATGCGAAGCATATCCGGATTGATAGTATCGCTCTCGATGTGGATATTATCTGTTGGGAGCCGTTTCAGACTCACTCTGTAATTTATGTATAGCGATGGCAAGGAAAGGTGGTTTGACTCCGATGTGGAGCGATAGAGAAGTAGAACGTTGGTTTGATTATTTTGTGGACCGGGCGGAAGAGCGGATATACAAATTATTGCAACGTGCCGGGGAAGAGTTCGTGAAGATTGCCCGAAAGAAAGGAAACTATCAGGATCATACTGGTAACCTCCGTAGCTCTATCGGTTATGTGATCGTCAAGGATGGCGATATATTGACTGAGAATTACAAACAATCCACATCGGGAACAGATAAACAGACAGGTATACGTGAAGCGAAACGGTTGGTTTCCGAGCTGATACCTCTTTATAAGAGAGGTTGGGTATTGATTGGGGTAGCCGCCATGCCATACGCTGTTTATGTGGAAGCAATCGACAACCTGGATGTTATCTCTGTTGCTTCCGACCATACCGAAGAATGGATTAAGAAACAGAGTCGGATATTATTCAACAAACTAGCGGAGAAAGGATATTGATATGGCTGATCAGTTTGATATAGTAGATATCGTGTATGATGCAGTTGAACCGGTCAGTACCGGCTTTATCTTGTACAAAGATTGCTCTGGTGATGGTGAGACAAAGAATCACATCACAATCCGAATGCTTACACTAAATGAAACAGATGTTGTGAATAAAGGTTCGGTCAATATCAATGTATTTGTGAAAAAGCAGAAGAACGGTATGCCTGACCGTCAGTTAATGAAAGGAGTGACACGAAAAGTTAAGTCTGCACTACGAAATATCACACCTCCTTTCGGCATGTATTGGAAATCTCGGATCGTATGGTCCGAACCTCTTGGCGAAGCAAAAGAAGGCTTCGATTGTACGAATATAAGATTTGAAGTAATAACAGAAATAGATTAAGAATATGGCTAATGAAAGAAGTTTGGCGGTAGGCGTATCCTTCTTAGGATATGGTGACCCCGGTGATGGTGTTCCGGCCTCTATTTATACACAGTGTCCGATCGTTCATGAAGGCTCAGTTGCTTTTAATTTCAATGAAGCGACCTCTGTCGATTTCCGTGCGGAAGGGATGAAAGATCCCTGGGAGTCATTCGATAAAGCTGGCGACCCGGATAGTTTTGAATTTGCTATCCCGTCGCCGACAGCTCAGGAGATGCTCGCGTTTTGTGGTGGTTCTGTAAGTGGTGGTAAGTGGAATGCTCCGATTGATATTCCAAATATCCGTAAATCGTTCAAGATACAGACAACACCGTACAAAGGTAAGTATACGGAATATACATTTGCCATTTGTAAAGTCAGTGCCCGCTTGAGTCAGGCTCCGTCTTCAGAACAAACAGACCTTTTGCTAGTTAAATGTACCCGTTTGGCAGCAATTACCTCTGCAGGGCAGCAACGATCTTCGTTCGGTCGGGCGGTGATGAATGTAACCCTTACTCCGGTAACGGCAGTTGTAATCACCGGTACACCCAAAGTTGGTGAAACGCTTATGGCCACCTTGACACCAGCGGAAGCGACTGGTGATTTCCAATGGCAACGTAAAGTGGATGGCCAGGGAGAAGCCCAAGATATTGAGGGGGCTATTGGTGACAGTTATATGATCCAGCCGGAAAATGAAGGCGATAAAATCCTTGTCAAGTTTACGGCAAACGGTTTGTATTCCGGAGAGAAGACAAGCGCAGAAACAGAAGCCGTACAAGCAGCAGAATAATTAAGGACTGTTGTTTAGGTTATCGAAAGCCTCGGAACTATCCGGGGCTTTTATATTTTAATCGAAAATATGAGTGTAAAACAAGTACTCCAGTTAGAAAGTGAATCCGTTTCTTGTCAGCCGGTAACCATTCCGTTTGAATTTACCCGGCTTGAATCATTACCGGAAGGAAAGACGGTAGGGGATAGTATCGCCATAACTCCGATCACTGTCCGCACCTGGTTTAGAATAAAGCCTCTTTTGCTTTATATCGATAAAGAGGATAGAGATGTTTTGATTGCTGATAAGAATAAAGGATTTTCCAATCAAGTCGCCGAACTGATAGCCAAATATGACGAACTTATCTTTGAAATCGTATGTCTTGGCATTCATAATAAGAAAGGTGATATGCCGGCCTGGTTCCGGGAAGTTCTGAAAGACAACTGTACATGGGAGGATATCTATATCCTTCTGAATGCCGTCTTGTACCGGATAGGCTGTAACCCTTTTTCTCGTACTATCATAGCGCTGGAAGCTGTGAGCCCGTTAAGCGAAGTGGAGATAATAGCCCTTCAGAAAAACAGCGAGACATGGAAGAAGAAGGCCCTCAAAGCAGCTTCATGTTCTTAGTGACCTGCAACGAGGCTTTCGGCTATTCTCATGAACAAATATTGGATAGCAGCTTTGTTTTGTTGGTCGGCATGCTTCGTGAACGTGGTTATTTGATGAATCGAAGGGTCAAAGATTTTCATTCGGAAGATACGTCAATTAAAGAGGAAGATGGAGAATGGGTTGAAATGGTTGACTTCGATACTGGCCATGTGAAACGGATAAAGAAAGTTTTATCTGCATAACTATATATTACATTGAAAGTAGAGAAAAGGTTTTGTCATAGTGATAAATTTTGATTTGTTTGGTAGTAAGAAAGCCCTGCGGACTGTGAAGTTAGCAAGGCTTTGTTCGTTAAAAAGATATCGGGTAACGTTCCGGATGAATTATGCTGTCGATCTCAAGATCCACATCGATTGCATCCCAACGCAACGATTCTTCATCCGGCATGGTTACATCCAATACATCCGAAACTTTTGCATTTCTAAACCAAGGATATCTGTCATACGATAGATAATATTCCTTTCCTCCTACGAAAAGGAGGATACCGCGTGCATTAATCATTGTTACTTCCGCGGTGGTTGTTCCATTTTTCTCTAATAATACGCTCATGTTTTTGTACCTCCTTTAGTATGTTTGAAATTTCAGTTGAAGAAAAACCTTTATTCTCAGCCAAAGAAATAGAAGGTTCTATCCAAATTTTAGCCTTTTTTTCTGCCTGTCTGATATGTATATGCATTCTGTTTTCTTCTAAAGAGAAGAAAAAGAAACGCATTCCATTTTTATAAAAAACCGTTGGACTCCGTGTGCAAAGGTAGCAATAATCGGTGAGATATGGAAAAGTAGAGCAAAGTTATTGAGAAATAGGCTTTTTGAGAAAATAGCTTCTGTAACCGGATGACGGGAAAAGTCAAGTCTGAACCAAGTTAGGACTTCGCTACGTTACCGATTCGTTACCCTGCATAATTGGTGGTATCGGCGCTTAGGAAAAATAGCGAAATGCACTATTATATAGTGAGTTACTGACAACTCACGCAACAATTCCGGTAACGGATAATAATTGCGCCGTTCCTCTGCTATTTGCGTATCGACGAAGGACTCTTCACCAAGTAATTTTGAAACCAAAAAAGTTCAGAAAGATGAAGAGTACATTTTCAGTTATCTTCTACCTCAAACGGCAGGTAGTGAAAAAAGACGGTACAGTGCCTGTCATGGGACGTATCACGGTGGACGGAAGCCAAACACAGTTCAGTTGCAAGTTGTCTGTCGATCCGAAGTTGTGGGACACCAAAGGCGGGCGTGTCACGGGCAGAAGCACGGCGGCACTCGAAACGAACCGCCTGCTCGACAAGATGCGCGTGCGCATCAACAAACACTATCAGGAAATCATGGAGCGTGACAACTACGTCACGGCGGAAAAGGTCAAGAACGCCTTTCTCGGACTTGAACACCGCTACCATACCTTGATGCAGGTATTCAACCGGCATAATGAGGACTACGAGAAGCAGGTGGAGGCGGGCATGAAAGCCAAAGCCACGCTTTCCAAGTACAAGACAGTGTACAAGCACCTGCAAGAGTTCCTCAACATCCGCTACCATGTGAAGGACATCGCCTTGAAGGAGCTTACCCCTGCATTCATCTCCGACTTCGAGATGTTCCTCCGCACGGACAAGCATTGCTGTACCAATACCGTGTGGCTGTACGTATGCCCGCTGCGGACGATGGTGTTCATCGCCATCAACAACGAGTGGCTCACGCGCGACCCGTTCAGGGAGTATGAAATCAAAAAGGAGGAAACGACACGCAGCTTCCTGACGAAAGACGAAATACGGCAGTTGATGGAAGGGAAACTGAAGAACGCCAAGCAGGAACTTTACCGCGACCTATACCTGTTTTGCGCATTCACGGGCTTGTCCTTCGCCGATATGCGCAATCTCACGGAGGAAAATATCCGAACCTACTTCGACGACCACGAGTGGATCAACATCAACCGTCAGAAGACGGGCGTGGTTTCCAATATCCGCTTGCTTGACATCGCCAAGCGGATTATCGACAAATACCGGGGATTGTGCGAAGACGGCAGGATATTTCCCGTTCCCCACTACATGACCTGTCTGTACGGGATACGTGCCGTTGCCAAACGTTGCGGCATCACGAAGCATATCACGTGGCATCAGAGCCGCCATACGGCAGCCACGACGGTGTTCCTCTCCAACGGCGTGCCTATTGAAACGGTGAGTTCCATGTTAGGACACAAAAGTATAAAGACCACCCAGATTTATGCGAAGATAACCAAGGAGAAGCTCAACCAAGACATGGAGACCCTTGCCGCCAAGTTGAACACCATTGAGGAATTTACCGGATGTAACATCTAAAAAAGAAAGCCATGAAACGAGGAATCATTATCATAAAGGACAAGAAGGTCAGCGTAACCGGTAACGAGGTATGGATGACCGCCACCGAAATCGCCGGGCTGTTCCACGCAGGCGTTCCGGCAGTGAACGCCGCCATCAAAGCCGTCCGCAAGTCGGACGTGCTGAACGACTACGAGGTATGCCGCTACATGCGGCTTGAAAACGGTTTGTATGCCGATGTGTATGCCCTTGAAATCATCATCCCCATCGCCTTCCGGCTGAACACCTACTGCACGCACGTGTTCCGCAGGTGGCTGGTGGAGAAGGTTCTTGCCAAAGAAAAGCAGCAGGCATACGTGATGCTCATCCACAAGGCCAACGGGTATTGCTGAACACGCACGGACATTGACAATGCCGACAACAGAAAGAGGAAACGGACAGCTCCACGACCGGGGTTGTCCGTTTCCTCTTTGTGCATACAGCCGCCTTATCTCATTCTTTCAGCGGTTTTCTATAATTTGCTTCCAACACTTCGCGCAGTCCCGATTCCGGATAAAGCACCTTTCCTGCCAGCAGGATAAAAGGCAATATCCTGTTGTTGCGGTATTCCTGCAAGGTGCGGCGGCTCACGCGGAGCAGTTCCGCCACTTCCTTGTCCGTCAGGTATCGCTCCCCATCCAATGGCGGACGGTAACTTTCCAAAAAATCGGAGAGCCATTTGGATTCCTTCCGCATCTTTTGCAGCAATACGGCTACTGATTCACAATCCATCGTGATAACATTGTTGTCTTCGTTCATAATCATATCCGTTTTAAGTCAGACAAGGCTATCTGTCAGTGGGGCAAATCGTACCGATAAGCGGGATGAGCCTTTTCACATCTTCCGGCTTGTAGTAAAAACGGAAGCCGATTTGCGAATAACCGATAAAGCCCCTGTCACGCAGTTTCTGCAACGTGCGTTGGCTGATTCTCAACTGCCCACAAACCTCTTCGCCCGTGAGCCACTTGCCGAGCCTTTTGGCATCCCCCTTGAGCTGCAAGGCGGCGACCTTCTCCACGAAGGCATCCGTTTGTGCCACCATTTCCTCGAAGGTCTTTTTCTCGATAGATACTATTTCCATATACAAAACGATTTTTGAATCTGCCGCAAAGGTAACGGCACGGGCTGAAACGCCCATCGGTTTTGTCTGAATGGCAGCTTGTTGCGCCGATTGTCCGGGTTGCGGAGCCTTTTTCATAAAAATCTTACGTGAGTCACGTAGTGAGTTGTTAAAGCCGCCCTTTTCCATTGCCGAACTTTGCCGCAGAAACAATAAAACAAGCGCATATATGAAAGTGATAACGATTGAAAGTTCCGCATACCGGACTATGCTGGAACAGATAGCGGAGATAGCAGGATATGTCCGCGAAGCGAAAGAAGAGCGACGGCGGAAGGAGGCGGAAACGAAAGACCGCCTGCTCAATACGGCACAAGCCGCCGAACTGCTGAACGTGAGTACCCGTACCCTGCAACGGATGAGGGACGACCATCGCATAGAATATGTGATAGTACGCGGCACTTGCCGCTACCACCTCTCCGAAGTGCAAAGACTGTTGGAAACAAATACCATCAGGAACAAGGAAGAAACAGTGGAAGCCCTGCTGCACAACTATTCGCTACGCACGGGAAGCAAGAAAACCGACAAAGGAAGGAGGAAATGAGCTATGGAACTGCTTACCCGCAACAGTTTCGAGGGATGGATGCAGAAAATCCTCGAACGCCTCGACCGTCAGGACGAGCTGCTGCTGGCTATGAAGGCGCAGGGGCAACAACCGCCGTCCCTGTCCGAAGGCATCCGCCTTTTCGACAATCAGGACCTGTGCATGCTCCTCCAGATCAGCAAGCGCACCCTGCAACGCTACCGCAGTGAGGGCGCACTCTCCTACAAGACCTTGGGCAAGAAAACCTATTACAGCGAAACGGACGTGCTGGACTTCCTTTCCAAACATGTGAAGGACTTCCGGCAGAACGACATCGAGTTCTATAAGGCACGCATCCGCAATATATTCAATAAATAACCAATTAAAATTTAATCAGATGGCAAAGAAAAAAGACGAAAAGGACGTGCTGATTGTCCGTGACGAGAAGACGGGCGAGATCAGCGTGGTAGCCGGACTGAATGCGGACGGCACGCCCAAGCGCACCCCCGCCAAGGCGGAGAACGCGCAGAGTTTCCTGCAATTCGACCGGCACGGAGACGTGCTGGACAACTTCTTCAGGAACTTCTTCCGCCAGTGCAAGGAACCCAGCCGCTTCGGTTTCTACCGGGTTGCGGCAGAGCAGGCCGACAATCTGCTGGAAGTGATGAAGGAGCTGCTGAAGAACCCCGAAGCCTACAGTGAACTGCTTGCACCCCACAAGGTGGACACTTCCGGCTACGAGCAGGAAGTGCAGAAAGTGCAGGAGGAACAGCAACAGCAAAAACAAGAAGAACAACAACCCGATCAGGAAAATAAAGAAAATCAGGAAGAACCTAAAAATCAAGAAGAAATGGAACAGAAACAAGAACAGAATCAGGAAGCCCCGCAGCAGACGCAGGGCAGACAGGGCTACCAGCCCATCGACGAGAACAAAATCAACTGGCAGGAGCTGGAAGAGCGTTGGGGCGTGAAACGCGACGAGCTTGAAAAGTCCGGCGACCTTCAGAAGATGCTCAACTACGGCAAATCAGACTTGGTGAAGGTCACGCCCAATTTCGGCGGCGAGGCATTCGAGCTGGACGCCCGCCTCTCCTTCAGAAAGGACGGCGAGGGCAATGTCAGCCTTGTGCCGCACTTCATCCGCAAGGAGCAGAAACTGGAAGAGTACAAGGAACACAAGTTCTCCGACGAGGATCGCAAGAACCTCCGCGAGACGGGCAACCTCGGCAGGGTCGTGGACCTTGTGGACAGGGAAACGGGTGAAATCACACCCTCATTCGTCAGCATAGACCGTAAGACGAATGAAATCACGGATGTCCCGGCAAGCAAGGTGCGCATACCGGAGCGCATCGGCAACACGGAAATTACCAAGCAGGAGCAGGACATGCTCCGTGCCGGGCTGCCCGTGTGCGACAAGCTCATCGAGCGCAAGGACGGCAGGAAGTTCATCACCACCCTGCAAGTGAATGTGGAACAGCGCGGTGTGGAGTTCGTGCCGGGCACCGGCAGGTCGCCCCGTACCGCACAGACGCAGGAAGCCAAGGAGAATCCCACCCAAGCACAAGCACAAGCGCAGTCGCAAGGTACGGAAAATGCCGCCAGCACGAACAAGGAGCAACGCCGCAACACATGGACCAACGAGGACGGCAGCATCCGCCCCATCAGCAAATGGAGCAATGTGAACTTTACCGACCAGCAGAAAGCCGACTACGTGGCGGGCAGAGCCGTGAGGTTGGAGAACGTGACCGACAAGCAGGGCTTCCATGCCACGATGTAGATCAAGTTCAACCCGGAAAAGGGACGCCCGTACCGCTACGACACCAATCCCGACAACGCGCAGCAGGTCGCCCCAAGCAACGAGAGCCGCACGCAGGTGGCCGTGAACAACGAGGGCAAGACCAACGAGGCGACCAAGAACCTGAATGAGCCGTTGCAGAAGGGACAGACCGCCCCCAAGGACGAAAGCCAGCAGCGGCAGCAGGAGAAACCGCAGAAGAGAACGGGCAAGGGCATGAAGATGTAATATCCCCAAGCCCGCCACTAAATCCCCAAAAATCCGAAGTAAGAAAAAAACAATCAAACAACAAGAAAAATGAAGACAATCATTGCAGAAAAGCCCAGTGTGGCACGTGAAATCGCCCGCATCGTGGGCGCGACAAAGAGAGAGGAAGGTTATTTCGAGGGAGGCGGCTATGCCGTGACATGGGCATTCGGGCATCTTGTCCAGCTCGCCATGCCCGACGGCTACGGCATACGCGGCTTTGTCCGTGACAACCTGCCCGTCATCCCCGAAACCTTCATGCTCATCCCCCGTCAGGTAAAGGCGGAGAAGGGCTACAAGCCCGACAGCGGCGTGATGGCGCAGATAAAGGTCATCACCCGCCTTTTCAACGGAAGCGAGCAGATCGTCGTGGCGACCGATGCCGGGCGCGAAGGAGAGCTTATCTTCCGATACCTCTACCACTATATCGGATGTTCCACCCCGTTCGTCCGCCTCTGGATAAGTTCGCTTACCGACAAGGCCATCCGTGAAGGACTGCGTAACCTCGAAAACGGAAGCAAGTATGACAACCTCTTTCTTGCCGCCAAAGCGAGAAGTGAATCCGACTGGCTCGTGGGCATCAACGGCACGCAGGCACTTACCATCGCCGCCGGACGCGGCACGTATTCCGTCGGACGTGTGCAGACCCCCACATTGGGAATGGTGTGTGAACGTTACTGGGAAAACCGCCGTTTCACTCCAGAAGCCTTCTGGCAGCTCCATATCGCCGTGGACGGGAATAATGACGGAACGGTGAAATTATCCTCTTCCGGGAAATGGAAAGAGAAAGAACCTGCGACGGTACTATATAATAAGGTAAAGGAAGCAGGCACAGCCGCCGTCACAAAAGTAGAGCGCAAGGAAAAGACGGAAGAAACTCCACTCCTGTTCGACCTGACCACACTCCAGAAAGAGGCCAACGCCAAGCATGGCTTCACGGCGGAGCAGACGCTTGGAATCGCACAGAAGCTCTACGAGAAGAAACTCGTCACCTATCCGAGAACGGGAAGCCGCTACATCCCCGACGACGTGTTTGCTGAAATTCCCAAACTGCTTGCCTTCATCGGTGCGATGCCCGAATGGAAAGGCAAGGTGCAGGTGAAAGCCGGACCCACACGCCGCAGCGTGGACGGCGGCAAAGTGACCGACCACCATGCCCTGCTTGTTACGGGCGAGAAGCCGCTGTTCCTCTCCAAAGAGGACAACACCGTCTATCAGATGATAGCCGGACGCATGATAGAGGCTTTCTCGGAGAAGTGCGTCAAGGACACCACTACCGTTACAGCAGAGTGTGCCGGAGCGGAGTTCACGGTAAAAGGCAGCATTATCAGGCAGGCCGGATGGCGTGCGGTCCATGGCGAGGAGGACAAGGAGGAAATCTCCATCCCCGACAGGCAGGAAGGCGACACGCTGACACTGAAAGGCTGCTCGATCACGGAGGGAAAGACCAAGCCCAAGCCGTTGCATACCGAAGCCACCCTGCTTTCGGCTATGGAAACCGCCGGAAAGGAGGTTGAGGACGATGCGCTCCGTCAGGCATTGAAGGACTGCGGCATCGGCACGCCCGCCACCCGTGCGGCGATTATCGAAACACTCTTCAAGCGCGGCTATATGGAACGCTGCAAGAAATCGCTCGTGCCTACCGAAAAAGGGCTTGCTCTTTATTCGATAGTGAAGACGATGCGCATCGCCAATGTCGCCCTGACAGGCGAATGGGAAAAGGAGCTGGCACGCATCGAGCGCGGGGAGCTGCCCGCCGACACCTTCCGCAAGGAGATAGAGGCGTACACGAGGGAGATTACCTCGGAACTGCTCTCATGCGACAAGCTCTTCGCCCGCAAGGATTCCGGCTGCAAGTGTCCCAAGTGCGGAACGGGAACGATGCAGTTCTACGGCAAGGTCGTCCGTTGCGACAATGCGGAGTGCGGACTGCCCGTGTTCCGTCTGAAGGCAAACCGCACCCTTTCCGACGAGGAGATCAAAGACCTGCTCACCGAGGGGCACACGAAGCTGCTCAGGGGATTCAAGAGCAAGCAGGGCAAAAGCTTTGATGCCACCATAGCCTTTGACGGGGAGTTCAACACGACTTTTGTGTTCCCTGAAAAGAAAACAACAAAGAAATTTTCAGGACGGAAGAAATAGTGCTAACTTTTGATAAGTTAGGCTGCATCTCAACAATAGAAATAAACGGGTTTATTTCGTATTGTCTTCGATTTGCGCTAACTTTGCCACTGGTTCAGAGTAATGGATTGTTCTTCGATACCGGATTACACTCATACTTTGGATTTAGTGGTGGCACTCGGAGGGATACCGAGTGCCTTTTTTCTTCCTTCCTCAAATATGATTATCCCATTCATTCATCCACTAAATTCCAAAGTAATGAACAACAAGAAGAAAAACGAGGTTCAGACCGACTTTTCCTATTACGGTCTGTACCTGCTGGACTACCTCCGCAACAACCGGTTTGAACAGGCAACCGATACCGCCTTTATCCGTGAGCGTGCCGACCGCGCCGCCGAAACGTATGAACAGGCACGGCTTGACGGCTATCCCACCGAGGGTGCACAGGAACTGGCAATGAACATCCTGCTGCGCGGGCTTCACTACTCCAAGCATGCCATCCTCCGCGAAGTCGTGGAAAGCGAGTTTGCCGATGATGTGCCGGAGGATAAGCAGGATGGCTTCATTGCCGGACTGTTTCCGCTCGTCGATGCGGTGTTCTCCATTTACGACCTCTCGGACGACAACTTCGCCCTGTCGCCCGACTACGACCTGCTGCGCACGGAGCTGACGGGAGCCGTCGTACTTTACATCGAGGAGTATGGCGTTTAACCGCAAGCAGAGATTACGGGACAACATCGAGGCGATACGGACGGCATTCATCCTTGACAGGGAACAGCGTACCCCCACCGCACGCGAAAGGCTGCTGCTGGAGCGTTACTGCGGCTTCGGAGGGCTGAAGTGCATACTGAACCCCGCCAAGGAACTGACAGATGCCGTCCATTGGGCGAAATCAGACCTCGAACTGTTTGCCCCTACGGTGGAGCTGCACAGACTGGTGCGGGAGAACTGCCGTGACGAAATGGAATACAAGCGGTACATGGACGCGATGAAGCAGTCCGTACTGACCGCCTTCTACACTCCGCCGGAAATAACTGATGCGATTGCCGACGTGCTGCACGGGCACGGCATACGCCCCGACCGTGTGCTTGAACCCTCGGCAGGCGTGGGCGCATTCGTGGATGCGGTGCTGGGCTACAAGCCGGATGCCGATATAATAGCATTTGAAAAAGACCTGATGACGGGCAGGATTCTGAAACACCTGCATCCCGATCAGAAAGTGCGGGTGCAGGGATTCGAGAAGATAGAAAAGCCGTTTACCGGCTACTTCGACCTTGTCATCTCCAACATTCCGTTCGGTGATGTGGCGGTGTTCGACCCGGAGTTTACGGGCAGCCACGACCCTGCAAGGCGTTCCGCCGCGAAGACGATACACAACTATTTCTTTCTGAAGAGCCTCGACACGGTGCGCGAGGGCGGCATTGTGGCGTTCATCACCTCGCAAGGGGTGCTGGATGCCCCGTCCAACGCGCCCATACGCGAGTATATGATGAGACATGCCAATCCGGTGGGTGTCGCACGCCTGCCGAACAATCTTTTCACGGACAACGCGGGTACGGAGGTGGGCAGTGACCTGATCATCCTGCAAAAGAACAGCGGAAAGAAACGGGAACTGTATGATTATGAGGAAATGTTCATACAGACAGGGAAGACCCCGATCGGCAGTTTCGAGAACGGATATGTCGGCAGCATCGGCATGATTCCCCATTCCGACCTGATAAGAAGTACAGACCCTTATGGGAAACCTGCCTATAAAATCATGCACCGGGGCGACATTGAACAGATGGCGGAGGACTTGCGGGAGCATTTAAGCATTGAAATGCTAAAGTTTGACAAGAAACTGTATGACAGGCACAGTCTTCATCCTGCGCAAAGTAAAAGCACGGAAGGTGAAATTGTCTCCACTCCCGAAATACAGCCGCATATTGAAAATGTAACGAACTCCGAAACGGTGGCAAAACCGGAAGAAGTAACGCCACAGCCCACAGACGAAAAGCCGGAGATAGAGCCACACCGCCCGATGAAGCATTCGGACGGTGTGCAGCTCTCCCTGCTTGACCTTTGGGGAATGACCGAAGAAGTCAGCAAGGAGGAAACTTCCAAGAAGAAAAAGGCAGCGAAAAAGGAAAGTGCCGCAAAGCGTACCGAGTCCAAACCGAAAGTGCAGGTTATACCGAAGGTTACGAATATACCTCCGCATACCACCTCTGTTTCTCCGGCTGAAAAGAAAACGGACGAGAAAAAGGAAGTGGAGGAAGCGGATAAGCAAAGCGATCCAGACGACATATATGCTTCCATTAACTGGGAAGACAATCCGCCCATCAACGGTTTCTATGAAATGATGATGGATATGACACCTGAAAAGCGCAAGGCTCTTCGGCAAGTGGCGGAACGGCACAGGCAGGAACAACCGAAAGCACCCACCGTACTACAGGCGGAACACGATACGGAGGTGAAAAAGCAGGAGGAAGTCTTGGATATGAAACCGCGTCCCTATCACCGCACGCCTGAAATGCACCTGCGTGAAGGGTCGCTGGTGGCAAACAGGGCACGCGACATCGGGTATCTGAAAGACATCACTCCCTACGGTGCGACATTCCAGCCGCTCGGACTGACCGGTTATCAGAAAGAAAAGGCACTGCTGTATGTATCAGTCCGTGACGCATACGAGAGGCTGTACCGCTATGAGTCGAACAGACACGAGGCAAATCCCCAGTGGCGTGAACACCTGAACACCTGCTACGATGAATTTGTCATGCGCTACGGCAACCTCAATGCCAAGCAGAATGTGAAACTAGTGATGATGGATGCCGGCGGACGCGATGTCCTTTCGCTGGAACGTGCGGAGGGCGGCAGGTTTGTGAAGGCGGACATCTTTGAACGCCCCGTATCCTTCGGGGTGGAGTCCGCCGTGAATGCCGGGACACCGGAGGAAGCGCTTGCAGCATCGCTCAACCGGTTCGGAACGGTCGATCTCGATTATATGAGGGAGATAACCGACGGAACGGAGGAGGAACTGCTCCAAGCCCTGAAAGGGCGCATCTTCTACAACCCGCTCGTAACCGGTTACGAAATCAAGGACAGGTTCATCGCCGGGAACGTGATAGAGAAGGCGGAACGAATCGAAAATTGGATAAATGCCAATCCCGAAAATGAACATATGCCTGAAGTGAAGGAGGCACTGGAAGCATTGAAAGAAGCCGAACCGCAGCGGATTGAGTTTGAAGACCTCGACTTCAACTTCGGTGAACGATGGATTCCCACGGGCGTGTACGCCTCGTATATGAGCCACCTGTTTGAAACGGACGTGAAAATCGCCTATTCCGCCAGCATGGACGAGTTCTCGGTGGCTTGCGGCTACCGTACCATGAAAATCACGGACGAGTTTCTGGTAAAGGGCTATTACCGCCACTACGACGGTATGCACCTGCTGAAGCACGCCCTGCACAACACCTGCCCCGACATGATGAAGTCCATCGGCAAGGACGAACACGGCAACGACATCAAGGTGCGCGACAGCGAGGGCATACAGCTCGCCAACGCCAAGATTGACGAAATCCGGGGTGGGTTCTCCGAATGGCTGGAAGAGCAGTCTCCGCAGTTCAAGGAGAGGCTCGTGACGATGTATAACCGCAAGTTCAACTGTTTCGTGCGCCCGAAGTATGACGGAAGCCACCAGACCTTCCCCGACCTTAACCTGAAAGGGCTGGCAAGCCGGGGAATCAAGAGCATATATCCCTCGCAAAAGGACTGCGTATGGATGCTGAAGCAGAACGGAGGCGGGATCTGTGACCATGAGGTTGGAACCGGTAAAACGCTGATAATGTGCATTGCAGCACATGAAATGAAGCGGTTGAAACTGGCGCACAAGCCGATGATTATCGGCTTGAAGGCGAATGTGGCGGAGATTGCAGCCACCTATCAGGCCGCCTATCCGAACGCCCGCATCCTGTATGCTTCGGAAAAGGATTTCTCGACTGCCAACCGCGTGCGTTTCTTCAACAACATCAGGAACAACGACTACGACTGCGTTATCATGAGCCACGACCAGTTCGGGAAGATACCGCAAAGTCCGGAGCTGCAACAGCGCATCCTGCAGGCGGAGCTTGATACGGTGGAGGAAAATCTGGAAGTATTGCGTCAGCAGGGCAAAAATGTGTCGCGGGCGATGCTGAAAGGGCTGGAGAAGCGCAAGCACAACCTTGAAGCGAAACTGGAAAAAGTGGAATACGCCATCAAGTCACGCACGGACGATGTGGCGGATTTCAAGCAGATGGGCATCGACCATATCTTCATAGACGAGTCGCACCAGTTCAAGAATCTTACGTTTAACACGCGGCACGACCGTGTGGCGGGATTGGGCAACAGCGAGGGTAGCCAGAAAGCCCTGAACATGCTCTTTGCCATCCGCACCATACAGGAGCGGACGGGCAAGGACTTGGGGGCTACGTTCCTTTCGGGCACGACCATCAGCAACTCGCTGACGGAGCTGTACCTGCTCTTCAAGTACCTGCGTCCGAAAGAGCTGGAGAGGCAGGACATCCGCTGCTTCGATGCGTGGGCGGCGATTTTCGCCAAGAAGACCACTGACTTCGAGTTCAACGTGACGAACAACATCGTGCAGAAGGAGCGTTTCCGCTACTTCATCAAGGTGCCGGAGCTTGCCGCCTTCTACAACGAAATCACCGACTACCGCACGGCGGAGGATGTGGGCGTGGACCGTCCGCACAAGAACGAGATACTGCACCACATACCGCCCACGCCCGACCAGGAGTATTTCATCAAGCAGTTGATGGAATTTGCCAAAACGGGCGATGCGACATTGTTGGGCAGACTGCCGCTGTCGGAAACGGAGGAGAAGGCGAAGATGCTCATCGCCACCGATTACGCCCGCAAGATGGCACTGGATATGCGCATGATAGACCCGAACTACGAAGACCACCCCGACAACAAGGCGAGCCACTGCGCCAAGAAGATAGCGGAGTATTACCACAGATACGACGCACAGAAAGGCACGCAGTTCGTATTCTCGGACTTGGGGACGTATCAGCCGGGTGAAGGGTGGAACGTGTACAGCGAGATCAAGCGGAAGCTGACGGAGGACTACGGCATACCGGCCGGCGAAGTCCGCTTCATTCAGGAGTGCAAGACCGACAAGGCACGCAAGGCGGTGATAGAGGCCATGAATGCCGGGACGGTGCGTGTGCTCTTCGGCTCCACGAGTATGCTCGGAACGGGCGTGAACGCGCAGAAACGGTGCATGGCGATCCATCATCTTGATACGCCGTGGGTGCGACATGAAGTCGCATAGATAATTGTTGGAATGATACTTACGGGTATCAGCTTTAACCCGCTGTTCCGTCAGCGGTAGCCTACCGACC